AAGGCCCTAGCCCAGGAGCCCCAGGCGTTCGTCACCCTCCTGGCCCACGAGCTCGCCGAGCAGGTGAGGCGATACGGGCCCATCGACTTCCGCCCGAACGTGGCGAGCGACCTACGGTGGGAGCTCATCGCGCCTAGGCTCTTCGACCTACCCGACGTCCGAGTGTACGACTACACGAAGGCGCCGGCGGCCCAGCGCAGCCTAGGCCCAACGGCCTACGACAGGCTGGTCTTCTCGGTCAGCGAGAGCCCCCGTTCGGGGGATGAGGCACTCGAATGGCTTAGGTCGGGTGCCAACGTGGCCGTGGTGTTTGCCACGGTCAAGGGTCACCCGCTGCCGGCCACGTTCGCCGGCTTCCCCGTGGTCGACGCCGATACGTCCGACAGTCGGGTGGACGACCCGGCCGGCGTGGTCGTAGGCCTTCGGGCCAAGGGGTCGGCAAGGGGCGTAGCCGGCGCGTGGGATGGGTTCGTCAAGCCGGACCAGGCTTCGTGAGGCGAAAGGACTAGGACATGGCACGCACGAGCATGGGCAAGAGCCGACCGGTGGATAGGCCGTACGCGGTCTATGTGTCGGACGATGGGTGGACATGGAAGGTGCTCAAAGCCTACACCACCGACCCCCATGTGGACTACGCCCGATGGTTCTGCGCGGTGAGCTCGCCCTACACCCAGGGGTCGTATGACCTAGGCGACACGTACGTGGCGGACGTCCTGCAGTACGGGCGTTTGGCCTACCGCGACCCCACCATCCCGAAGGATGAGCTGCCGGCCGGGGGAACGCGCGCGGCCCTCGAGGCCTACGACAAGCAGAAGGAGGCCATCGAGCGCGCCCTAGGCTGGAAGGACTAACCTGCATCGGTAGCACTGGCGCTTTCACGCGCCCTCGCCCTAGGTCATAGGGCGGGGGCGCACCGCCGTGTGTACTACGCTGGTGTGCCCACCATGCACCTGCGCATGGCCTAGTGCGTATGGCATGCGCCCATCCCCCACCCTATGTACATAGTGTGTACATGTACTACACCTTTAGACCTAGGCTGAGGCCAGGCCGACGAGGCCAAGGACCTAGGCCGTGCGCACCGGGACGGGTCACCCCGCCCTAGGCCGAACGCACGAGGGACTTGACTACCCTGGACACCCAGATTTCGCTGCCGGGGGGCCCCGAAATGACCACAAGCGTGTGATTCTTGCTGCAACGCCTTGCATGTAGAAAAGGGCCTCTGACCAGGGCTTTTCCAAAAGTGGTTGTGGCCTGCGCATATGAGTAGAGGGCTACGTCAAAGGACCTAGGTCCAGAGACCTTCGCCCCTGGGGGTTTCGAAGCTCAGGTCTGTGGGTGTTTCGACTCGCTGAGCTCGCGGCCCTCGCGCCCCGCCACCCGTCCGTCCGGCTCTGAGCCGGACCAGGGCCGCCGATATGCCCGATGTGGTATATCCAACCGGAACTGCATCGCCGCGGACGGTCCGGGGGGCCCCGAAAGCACCAGGGAGACACCTTGAGCGCCACCATGGCCGACACCAGACCAGCGCCGCCCTTCGCAGACCCGAACTTCGCGCGCGAGGCCTCGGCCAAGGCCGCGGAGGCCCGGGCCGCCAAGGCCGCGCTCCCGGCGGAAGAGCGGGCGCTCCGCAAGCTCGAGACGGCCGCCGACCAACTGACCGGCGCCCTCCTGGACGCGGCGCTCGGCAGGGGGTCCTTCGCGGCTCTCTCGCCGGCGGACCGCCTCAAGGCGACCATCAAGGCGCTCGAGTACTCCGTCGGCCGGCCGTCGCCTCAGGGCAAGCCCGCCGACGACACCAAGGACGTCCCGACGGCTGACAAGCTGTTCGGGTAGATGCAAGGGCAGTGGCTACTCGCGGCCCCGGAGCCCCCGTGGGAGGGGGAGAAAGCCCCGGCGCTGTTGAGGGCGGTCCCACACCGGCGTTAGCGACCAAACACGCGACGCGCGCGCTCCTGGCCCTCGTCATCGACAGCCTCACCGAGCTCGTACAGACGGCCGAGGCGAAGCACCATCGGTCCACCCACCAGCGCCTCGTCGACGGCCTGAAAGCGGCCGACAGGGTACTGCCACTCATCGTGAGGGGGGAGCCCTATGACGGGCCGCGTCCACAAGGCTCGGGCCTCGATTCACCGGCCAACGCAGGTGCATCAGGACGAGTCGAAGCAGCCGAAGCGCTCGTCTGACGCGCTCCGCCGCGACCTCGACGACATCCTGGACGACATCGATGCCGTCCTCGAGGAGAACGCCGAGGAGTTCGTGAAGGGCTTCGTTCAGAAGGGAGGAGAGTAGATGCCGACCATCCGCATTCACTGCACCGACCACCCGGACCAGGACCCTGCCGCGGCTCCGGTCGCGGCCGACTGCGCCTCCTGCATCTGGCTGTACGCGTACCGCTACGCGGTGCTGGTGCCCGACGCGGACCCGGGGTTCTAGCCATGATGCTCTTCCTGCTCATCTGCCTGTCGGCCGCCTGGGGCGCCGCGGGCTTCTCGCTCTGCACGTCGCGCCATCGCCAGAAGGGCATGGAGGTCGACCGACTCTTCGACATGCCCGTGGACCTCCTGCCGCAGGGCGGCATCTTCGTCGAGGCGAAGTAAAGGTTCGAGCTGAAACTTGTCTTCCGGGAGGGAGATGTAAAGGATGGCTGAGCTCGACCTGAACCCGGGGGCACAGACGGAGTTCGTCCTCGGCGACGACCTGTACTCCGCCTTCATCGGCGGCCTCGGCTCCGGCAAGACGTTCGCCGGCATCGCGCGCGGGCTCCGCCTGTCGCTGCAGCCGAAACCCTCAGGGCAGTACCACGCTCCGCGCGGCGTCATCGCGGCGAGCACGTACCCCGTCCTGAACGACAACATCCTTCCGCAGCTCGAAGCCATGGTCGAGAAGACCGGCCTGGCCAACTGGTCGAAGGACTACAAGAAGTCGACCAAGGAGCTGACGCTCATCAACGGGACCGTCATCCGGCTCCGTTCGCTCGACAAGCCGGACTGGATGCGTGGCCCGGAGTACGCCTGGTTCTTCATCGAGGAGGGCCGCAACTGCACCCACGCGGCGTGGAACATCCTCACCGCGCGGCTCCGGCAGCAGGGCTACCGCATCGCCGGCTTCACGTCATCGACGCCGAACGGCTACGACTGGATGTGGCGGGTCTTCCACGAGGACTCGCTGACGAAGGTCTCCGGCGCGACCTGGTACAACGCGCCGACCGAGCAGAACATCACGTTGCCGAAGGGCTACGTCGACAACCTCAAGGCGAACTACCACGGCCGCTGGGCCGAGCAGGAAATCGAGGGCAAGTTCGTCGGCCTCGTCGAGGGCGGCGTCTTCCCCTACTGGAACCCCCAGGAGAACTGCCTCGACCTCGAGTACGACCCGGCGCTCCCGCTCTACACCGGCTGGGACTTCGGGTTCGGAGACCTGGGAGTTTGCATCTTCCTGCAGGTGAAGTGGGTCGACAAGGAAGAGCTCACCGGCGAGACGTATAAGGGCCCGCGTATCCGCCTCGCGGTCGCCAACATCCTCGACGCCATCGGCGAGAAGGAGTGGACCGCACGGGACTGGGCCGCGGCCTACCACGACCGCCTCGAGCAGCGCTTCGGCGGCGCCAGGACCGCGGGCGACTACGGCGACCCCGCCGGCATCCAGCGGAACCCCAGCACCGGCACCAGCGTCATCACGGACCTGAACACGGCGGGTGTGCCTGTCGGTCCGGTGCCGAAGCGGCCGCAGGACTTCTCGCTCCGCATCCTCAACAACATGATGGCTGGCAACCGCGTGTTCGTGTCGAAGGAAGCGGAAATCGTCTCTCAGGCGCTCTCGTCCCACAAGTGGAAGACGGACGCCGACGGGAACAAGGCCCACAAGGACCCCGTCCACGACTGGACGTCGCACTACGTGGACGCGCTGCGGTACGCCGCGACCGTTCTTCTTCCGTTCGCGCCGAAGGAAGACCTTCCCGAGGCAGCGAGGGAGTACAGTGCAGACACCTACGGGCACGTCTTCCAGCAGGTTCTCAAGCCACCGCGCCGACTACTCGGCCACCGCGGCGGAGTTCGCAAGCCGACCTTCGTGGTCGAGGGAGTAGCACATGGCGAAGAATAGCGTCTTCCGCGTGTACGAAGACGAAGAGAGCATGTTGAAGGTCTACCAGCGTCGGTTGAAGATGGCTGACGTGGACTACGAGAAGCGCGCGGGCGAGTACAAGACGTTCATCGCGCGCTACGAGAACGAGGCGACCGAAGAGCAGGTTGACGACGACGGCCACCGCGTCAACGTCGTGAAGGGCGTCGGCACCATCGACACGATGTTCTCTTCGCTCACTGCGGTCGACGTCGAGTTCATCGCGAAGCGCATCGGCAGAGGCACGTCGGCGCAGGCCATCGCGGCTTCTCGCGCGCTGAACATGGCGATGTCCGACACGAAGATGCAGCGCCGGGCCAAGAAGGCCATCAAGGACGCGCTCCTCGTGGACGTCGGCTGGGTGAAGGTGTACTACGACTACGTCGAGGACGTGGAAGTAGAAGATGTGCCCGAAGACGCGCTCAAGATGCAGCTCATGGAGCTGAAAGCGCAGGGCATCGACGTCACCGAAGCGAACATGGGTGAGTACGTCGAGCTCACGCGCGAAGTCCCCATCGTTCTGCGCGACCGGGTCTGTGTCGACTACGTTCGGTACTCGGACATCCGCTACGACATCAGCGCGAAGCAGCAGGAAGACGTGCGCTGGACCGCGCAGTACACGAAGATGCCCGCGGGTGAGGTGCAGAACAACCCCCAGTGGCGGAAGTTCGTGCTCGACCGGTACGGAGAGCGTGAAGGCACTCGCATGCTGGACGAGCTCGAGGGTGACAGCACTCTGAGCGGCGGCATCGACTACGCGGACGTCGAGGGTCTCGGCGCCGATGATGTGAACGATGACGCGCGTGTGACGGTCGTGGAGCTGTGGGACTTCGAGACAGGCCTCGTCACCATCTTCCCGAAGAACAACACGACGCTCATCCTGCACCAGCGCGTGAACCCGCTGATGTTCAACGTGGACCTCGAGGACCGGAACCCGTTCAAGCCCCTCGTCATCCGCGACGACCCCGACAACCTCGAGGGCCTCGGCGACATGCGCATCATCTTCCCGTCGCTCGAGGAGCTCGACGCGTACCGCTCGCACATCGCGACTCACGGTCTGCGCGTCATCCCGAAGGTCTTCGGCCCGAAGGATGCGCTCGGCCAGCAGGCGCGACAGGCGCTCGAGAGCGATGAGTGGATGGCGTACGTTGGCCTCGAGGCCGGCCACACGTTCCCAGAGCTCGGCACCCCGGACATCAAGCCCGTGCAGCAGGAGATATACGGGCTGCAGGAGAGCATCCAGCTCGAAATCGAGGAGGCCACTGGCGCTAACGAGGTCACGCGTGGCGTCTTCCCATCGAAGCGCACCACCGCGACCGAGGCGCAGCTCGTCACGACCGCCGGCCAGGCGCGTCAGGCTGAGCGCCGGTCCTCGCTCGAGGAGTGGTACATCGACATCGCGCGCACCGCGCTGCAGCTCATGCAGAAGTTCTACAACCGCGAGCGCATGATGCTGTTCGTCGCTGACACGGGCGAAGAGTTCGAGTGGAAGTGGACGAACGAAGACATCGCCATCGAGGCGCACATCGAGCTCTCCATCACGCCGAAGGAGAACCTGACGCGTGAGGAGCGGTTCCAGCGGGCCATCTTCGTCAGCAACATGCTGGCGCCGATGCCGGAGACCGACCGCGCGTCCCTCTTCCAGTGGGTGTTGCGTGAGGCAGGCCTCGACGAGGACCTGGTTCGCAGCATCGTGAAGCCGCCGGACGAGGTCCAGGCCGACCAGCTCGCTCAGAACTCGCAGCAGTCCATGTTCCAGTACGGCCAGTCGCTCGAGAATGCGAAGAGCTCCCTCCGCGGAGCGTCGGCGCAGCCCGGAGCGGCGAGCCGTAGGTAGTTCACCGGGGGCCTAGTCCGCCCTCCCCGTGTCTCGCCACGGGTTTTCCCGGGTGACGCCCGGCGCGAGCGGGAGGGTAGCGGTTGTACAGCCGCCCCTCCCGGTTATTGCACCGTCCCGCTCCCTGACGTTGAGGTGCACACGGGGGCGAAATAGGCGATGCGCGTGGACGCGCGTACCGCCGCTCCGGGTTCCGCAGGTGTCCCGCTGCTCCAAACACCTGCTCTCCTTCCGCCGGTGGCCGCAACCTTACGGTTGTGCTGAACCGGCCCCAGCCCGCAGGGTTGTGCGGGCACCCTGTAGCGGAGCGCGAGGGCGGTCACACGGCGCCTTTAGTAGTCCCGCCGCCCTCAGCGCTTTCCGTAATCTTGTCCGCAAATGTGCACACGTTCACGGAAAACGTGAATGTCCGCACAATCGGACACACCCGATGTCGAGGCCCTAGTACAGCGCATCCGCGCCGAGGCGAGGGGTACAACGAATGGGAGGCACCACCGATGGCTGAGCCCATCAACAAGGGCGCCGGCGCAGGCGACATGAACGCCGCCATCGCCGCTGCTCTGGAAGCATCGAAGTTCAGCAACGAAGAGGACCTCGAGGAGCTCGACGAGACGTTGGGCGAGCTCGATGACTCTGCCGCCGACACCCCTGCTCAGGGTGACGCGGAGCCCAGTACGGCCCAAGCAACCCAGGCTTCGGAGGACGCAGCCGAGGGCGCCGAAAGCGCCACAGCCGATGTCCCCGAATCCTACTGGGGTGTGGACCTGACCGGTATTCCGGTGGAGAAGCGCGCGGAAATCCTCGCGCACTTCGAGCAACAGGACGGCACCATCCAAAAGCTACAGGAACGACTCGCCACTCCGGCCGAAGCCGCACCGCCGGCGGCTGAGGAGTCCGCGGAGGTCTCCGACGAAGAGCTGCTCTCAGCTCTCGGCGTCGACCCCGAAGACTTCTCGGTACCGCCAGCGATGAAGGCTTCGATGCTGCTGATGGCGAGGAACCAGCTCGCTCTGGAAGACCAGGTCCAACAACTGCGGACCGTTGAGACCGGGCGCGTCGTGGAGTCGAAGTGGACTCGCGAGCTCAACGAGCTCGAGGAGACCTACGGCAAGCTCCCCGGCACCCGTGAACAGCAGCTCCGCTACGCCGGCGAAGAGAGCATCACCTCCCCGGCGGACCTGTACTTCAAGCTCTCGGCTCCCGTGAAGCGGGAAGTCGAGGGGCTCGCCGCCGCGGCTCGCCGTGAGGCCGAGAAGCGAGTGCAGGGTGCGGCAGTGAAGCCGCGCTCGAGCTCCGCCGAACCACCGGCTGTCACGCCGGGCATGTCCATCCGCCAGGCCGTTCGCGAAGCAGCGAAGGCCGCGCAGAAGGAAACAGGCCTGTCGTGGAAGATGGCGGTGAAGCGGCGCGTGGGTATCGTTCCTGAGGGCTCCGAGACCCAGTAGGAGACCACGAAATGTCCATCTACGCTGACCAGTTCGACGTTCTGGTCACCACCACGCTCGACAAGGTTCGCCCTGTCCTGCGCGACCAGATTTCGAACGAGAACGCGCTGACGGCGTGGTTGAACATGAAGAGCCGCGTGACCATCGACGGTGGCACAGTCATCCGTCGCCCGCTGCTCATCGCGTTCAACGACACGGTTTCTTCCTACAGCGGCTACGACCTCATCGACACGACCCCCCAGGAAGGTCTGGGCTGGGCCGAGTACGAGTGGCGTCAGCACGCTGGCTCCGTCACCATCTCTGGTGAGGAGGTCAAGAAGAACCGCGGCGCTGCTGCGCTCATCAACCTGCTCGAGGCCAAGGTCGACCAGCTCAAGCTGTCCATCGCGGACGACATGAACGCGATGCTGTGGGCTGCGTCGGTCGGCAACGGCGGCAAGGACTTCAACAGCGTTCCACTGCTGGTGAAGGCGTCCGGGATTGTGGCGGGCATCGACCCGACCACGTACACGTTCTGGAAGTCGCCGACGTCGGCTGCGGTCGACCTGACCACGTTCGACGGAATCACCACCCTCAACAACCTCTTCAACACGGTTCGTCTGAACCGCTCGAAGGTTGACGTCGAGTTCACGACTCAGGCCGTGTTCGAGGCGTACGAGGCACTGGCGGTTCCGAACATCCGCTTCCAGAACCTCAAGGCCGCGGACCTCGGGTTCGAGACCATCGCGCACAAGACGGCCGAGCTCATCATGGACCTGGACTGCCCCTCGGCGTCCCTGTACATGCTGAACAGCGACCGCCTCGAGTTCGTCCAGCACCCGGAGGCGTGGGTCAGCCCCACGGACTTCGTGCGCCCGGCGAACCAGGACGCGAAGGTCGCGCTCGTTCTGTCGATGGGGCAGCTCCTCACCGACAGCCGGCGTTCGCACGCCTACGCGACGTCCATCGTCGTCTAGGTCTGGACCAACACTGCGGATGGGGGTCGCTTCGGCCGGTAAAGGCGAGACAAGGCACTGGTCGCGCGCCCCTCGCTACCCCCATCTGTAAGCCCCAGGGAGGAATCGCATGAAGACCATCACGTCGACGGCAACGGTTGAGGTGCCCGAGAAGGGGCGACTCACCCGCGTGAACGCCGCTCGCGAGGCGCGCATGCTCGAGGCCATGGAGGCCGCCAACAGGCGGGCCGACCGTGGTCGCGGCGTCAACGTGTCCGTGAAGGCTCGCGTCGAGAAGGCACAGGCGGAGCTCGACCGTCCAGCGAACCTGGCGCGTCAGCTCCTCGAGAACCTGAGTCCATCGGACCTACAGGTGTACCTACTCGCCGAGACCCTCGGGAAGGCTCGGAAGACGGTTCTCCTGGGGTACCCTGCTCCTGCACAGAGCGTGCGGGAAGCGTACGAGCGAGAGGCTGGGCCGGAAACACCATCGGCTGCCTCGGAGGCATAGCTCATGGCATACAAGAAGCGTTCGTTCACCATCACCACGGACGCCGGCGGCGACGGAACCAAGGTGGTCGGTCTGGGTGCGGCCTTCGGTCGCATCATGGAGCTGGTCATCGACGACTCGGCCTCGGTTGAGGCGGCCGTCGTGTTCACGCTCACCGATGACCGCGGCCGGGACGTCTACGTGGCCGACGCAGTTGACATCTCCGAGGGCCCGTTCTACAAGCCCACCGGCGAGGCCGACCCGGCCCTGGTGTACAACGGCGTCATCGCGAAGTCGCCCGTGTCCGTTGTCGTGGCATCAGGCGGCAACGCGCTGACCTACACGGGCAGCTTCATCGTGGAGGTGTAGCATGGCTGTCGTCGTTCTGACAGACCTCACCCCCGGCACCCGCGCTCTCAAGGGCGGGCCCAAGCGTGGGCTCAAGGGTGCGATGTTCGCGGGTACGTACCGCGGGCCCATCATCGGCGGCGACGCTGTCATCGAGGGCCCGGCGACTCCAACACACGCCACTGGCGACTCCGCCGGCGGTGTGGAAGACTCGACGGGCTACCGCGAGTCGGACACCTACGACACCTCCGGCGTCGCTACGTCGAACACCCGGCCTACGGGCAGGACGGCGTACACCGGCGCAGGGGTGGAGGGTGGCTCGACTCCTGGGGCGCCCATCGACGCCACGGGTCGCGCATCCAGTACGGGCAAGGACCGGTTCGGTCGCACCAAGGGCGTCGCAAACGAGGGCGCTGGGCTCGGCACCTACGACTACA